GCGTAAACTAAAATTATATGGCGAGCTTGCAGAGTTTGTAGGGCATAAAGAGTTTGAAATACAGGTAGATAGTCTTGCAAAAGCAGTTAGTTTTCTTGTTAATAATTTTCCGCAGGTAGAAAAATATATGAATCCTCAATATTATCAAGTAAAAGTTGGTAATTATGCTATAGACGAAGAAGAAATACATCACCCAATAGGACAAGAAGATATACATATTATTCCTGTAATAGCTGGTGCTGGTAGAGGTGGTCTTGGAAAAATATTATTAGGTGCTGCTTTTATTGGTTTAGCTTTTGCAGGAGGAGCAGGTTTTTTTGGTTCAGCTTTTGCTAAAAATACAGGTTTATTTGCAGTAATGAAAAATGTTGGAATAGGACTTGCTATACAGGGTGTAAGTGAAATGTTATTTCCTTTACCAAAACCAAAAGAATTTAAGTCAGAACAAGATCCACAGTTATCATTTAGTTTTTCTGGCACACAAAATACATCAAGAGCAGGTACACCCGTTCCAATAGTATATGGAGAAATAGTTACAGGATCAGTTGTTATAAGTGGTGCGATTGATACTCAACAGGTACAAGCATGACAAATCCTAAAATTATTAGAGGTTCTGGATCACCTTCTCCTCCTACACCTCCTCAACCAACAAGAACACCTGATACTTTACATAGTAGACAGTTTGCTACTTTCCTTGATCTTATTTCTGAAGGAGAGATAGAAGGTTTTGCTACTGCATCAAAAGAAGGTAGAACGCAGGGAACTGCTGCATATAATAATGCTGCATTAAAAGATGTATTTTTAAACGATACTCCTGTTTTAAAAGCAACAGCTAATTCTGCCTCTCCAGCTACAACTGATTTTAACTTTCAAGATGTAACATTTAACCCCCGTTTTGGTACGTCAGGTCAAACAAAAGTTGAAGGCATTGAAAGTAGTTCTTCTATCACAGCAGTTGGAGTAACTGTCACTCAATCTTCTCCAGTTACTAGACAGATTACAAATTCAAATGTTGATGCTGCGAATATTACAATAACTTTTCCTCAGATACAAAAAGCAACAGATAAAGGAGATTTACTTGGATCATCTGTTTCTTTAAAAATTGCTGTTCAATACAATTCTGGTGGTTTTACTGATGTAATTTCTGACACTATTACAGGAAGAACTGCTGATGCTTACCAAAGAGATTATAGGGTAAATTTTACAGGTGCTTTTCCTGTTGATATAAGAGTTACCAGAGTTACTGCTGATAGTTCAGATTCAAGTTTGCAAGACTCATTTCAATGGACAAGTTTTGCTGAAATAGTTGATGATTCTAATACTTATGCCAATAGTGCTTATGCTGCTGTTCGATTGGATTCTATGCAGTTTCAATCAATACCTAGCAGAAAATATCGTATCAGAGGAATAAAGGTAAGGATTCCTGGTGCAGGAGCTAATGGATCGGGCACTCCAACTGTTGATGCTACTACTGGTCGAATTATTTACCCTGACGGCTACGTTTTTAACGGAGTACTCGGAGCAGCCCAATGGTGTTCATGCCCAAGCATGGTGTTACTGGACTTACTTTTGGACACACGCTATGGATTTGGCAATCATATAACAGAAAGTTCTCTTGATCTTTTTTCTTTTGTTACTGCTAGTAAATTTGCTAATACTCTTGTTGATGATGGATTTGGAGGACAGGAGGCCAGATTTAGTTGCAATGTAAATATTCAATCATCAAGTGAAGCATTTGACCTAATAAATGAGTTAGCAGGTGTAATGAGATGTATGCCGATATGGTCTGCTGGTAGTATTTTGCTTGCTCAAGATAGTCCAAAAGATGCAAGCTATTTATTTAATTTAGCTAACGTAACTGAAGAAGGATTTAATTACTCAGGAAGTGGATTAAAAACAAGAAATACTGTAATTTCCGTTTCTTATTTCAACATGGATAGTAGAGAAATAGATTATGAGGTTTATGAAGATGCTGCTGCTATAGCAAAGTTTGGGGTAATTATTAAACAGGTAAAGGGTTTTGCCTGTACATCAAGAGGTCAGGCTAGAAGATTAGCAAAGGCTATTTTATTTATTGAACAAAATGAGAGTGAAGTGGTTTCGTTTACAACTTCTGTAGATTCTGGTGTTGTTGTTAGACCTGGTGCTGTAATTGAGATAGCTGATCCTGTTCGTTCTGGATTAAGAAGAGGTGGAAGAATAAGTGCTGCAACAACGACCCAAATAACAGTAGATGATTCTGCTGCAACAGATTTACCAACAACAAACAATCCAACTTTGAGTGTAATACTACCTGATGGAACTGTTGAAAGTAAGTCAGTATCAAGTGTCTCAGGTGCAGTTATAACAGTATCGTCTGCTTTCTCTCAAACTCCTAATGTTAATACAGTTTGGTTACTTCAAGATGATACAGTTCAAGCTCAAAAATTCAGAGTAATAACAGTAGAAGAATCTGATGGAATAAATTATGCGATTACAGCTTTATCTTATGTAAATGAAAAGTACGCATTTATCGAAGATGGTGCAACGTTACCAACAAGAACAGTATCGGTACTAAATCTACCAAAAGACCCTCCTACTGCTTTACAAGCTGAAGAAAAGATTGTTGAGATAAATAATCAGGCAGTATCTAAACTTATTGTTAGCTGGCAGCCTATTGTTGGTGTTACGCAGTACCAAGTTAACTACAGATTTAATAACGGAAATTTTGTTTCTACCACAGTATCTTCTCCTGACTTTGAAATATTCAATACTGATATTGGAACGTATGAGTTTCAAGTATTCAGTTATAATGCTGCATTACAGACAAGTGCGACTTCTGCTGATCTTACTTTTAATGCTGTTGGTAAAACTGCCTTACCATCAAATGTTACTGGATTATCAGCCGAACCAATAAATGAAAAATTAGTAAGATTACGTTGGAATAGATCTACAGATATTGATGTTACTCATGGAGGTAGAGTATATGTCAGACATTCTCCTCTAACCAATGGTAATGGCACATTTACTAATAGTACTGACTTGATTCAAGCTCTTAGTGGTGCTACTACATCTGCGGAAGTTCCTTATCTTGAAGGCGAGTATATTCTAAAATTTCAAGATGATGGTGGTAGATTTTGCCCTGGAGAAACAAGTGTAATCCTTGAATTACCAGATAATTTAGCTCCACTTATTACGCAAACTAGAAGAGAAGATTTAGATAATCCAAAATTTCAAGGTACAAAGACTAATGTTGATTTTGAAAGTGCATTTAACACTATAAATCTAACTGGTGGCGGTAATTTTGATAGTATTACAGATTTCGATGCTGTTGGCTCATTAGATGACTTTGGTGGAGTTGTTTCTGAAGGTACTTATGATTTTGGAGGAACTGCTGGTGGGGATACTTTAGATTTAGGTGGTGTATTCAGTCTTGATCTAAAACGTCATTTTTTAACAGAAGGTTTCTATCCGTCAGATTTATTTGATTCAAGAGGTTTGATTGATGATATTACAGATTTTGATGGACTTACAGCTACAGAAGTTAATGCTGAAATGTTAGTAAGAGTTACACAGGATGACCCATCTGGATCTCCTACCTACTCTGATTTTCAAACTTTTGCAAATGGTACTTATAAAGGCAGAGGATTTCAGTTTAGAGCTAAATTAACAAGTAACGATACCGCACAGGATATTAGAGTTTCTCAGCTAGGTTATACAGCATCTTTACAGAGAAGAACAGAACAAGGTAATGTTATTGCAAGCGGAGCAGGAGCAAAGGCTGTTACGTTTACCAATCCATTTTTTGTTGGTACTTCTTCTTTGCTTGGAGCAAATACTAATTTACCCTCTGTTGGTATCAATGCTCAGAATATGGCATCAGGAGATTACTTTGAAGTAAGTAGTATTTCTGGAACGGGTTTTACTGTTCACTTCAAAAATTCATCAAATGCTTCGATTGATAGAAATTTCACTTATCAGGCTGTCGGATTTGGTAAAGGAGGGTAGAATATGCACAAGGTAGTTTTCTAAATGGCACAAGTTACAGACTATACAATAGACAATGGCACAGGCTCCGCCGTAAGAACCGACCTTAATAATGTCTTTGCTGCTATACAGAGTTTAAATAGTGGATCAGCAGATCCTAGTGGTACACAGGTTGCGTTCCAGTTATCAGTTAATACAACTTCAAATTTATTAAAAATAAGAAATGCAGCTAATAATGGATATATCGAGATAGGTAATGTAACACAGGCAAATTTAGGTTTAGCTCCAGTTGCAGGAGCAACATTTACTGGAACTGTTATTCATAACTACACAGGTGCATTAAGATTACCTGTTGGAACTACTGGTCAAAGACCTGGTTCTCCAGCTACAGGAGACATTAGATTTAACAGTACGACCACTTCTGCTGAAATATATAACGGATCTGAGTTTACTGCTGTGGGAGGCGGTGCTGGAGCTACGGGAGGAGGTAATGATGAAATATTTTTTGAATCGGACACTAACGTAACAACAAACTATACGATAACATCAGGGAAAAATGCACACACAGTAAGTCCAATTGTAAATGCTGGTGTTACTGTTACTGTGCCTTCTGGTAGTTTACTTGTTATTCTTTAACTATGGCTTTAAATATTAATGGCACTACTGGTATTTCTGGAGTTGACGGATCAGCTTCCGCACCAGCAGTAACAGGAACAGATAGTAATACAGGAATAAATTTTGGATCTGATATTTTAGGATTCAATACTGGAGGAGTTGAAAGAAGTAGATTTGATGCAAACGGAAATTTATTAATCGGCACTACTTCTTTTAATAATGGTAATTTTACTGGTTCTGGGCATGGAATAACAATCGGAGGAGCAGCTCCGCAAATTACATTACATCAAACTGCTAATGATACAGATGCTTTCTTTGGGAATAATGGTACTAATGTCTATTTGCATACTGCTAATAGTATGAATATGATTTTTGGAACCAATGATGCAGAACGTATGCGTATAGATTCGTCTGGAAACGTAGGTATAGGTTCAGATAGCCCAAATTCTAGGCTTAATATAAGAAAAAGTAGTCATTATGTGGCTACAAATAATGGTAAATCAGATCATTTACACATTAGCGGAGCTTACGGAAATTCTGGAGAACTTTCTGGTAGCATTTCTTTTGGTGTTACTAGCTCAACTAGCTCAAGTGCTGCTGCTATTGCAGCTAGACAATATTCAAGCACCGCACACCAACTTGGTTTATCATTTTTTACACATCCCACAACTACTGAATCAGATGACTCAGTAGAACATTTACGTCTCCTCGCTAATGGAAAATTATCAACTGCTTATCAAACATCTCACTTATCTGATTATGCTCAATTAGATGTTGTAAGTGATGAAGGAACAGGTGGTGCTATAAGAGCTTTTATGGATGTTAATAGCACTGCTGTTGGATATTCATGTTTAGAATTACGACATCAAGGAGCTAGATCAGGACAAGATGCTTATGGTGCAAGGTTCAAAAATTCTGGCGGTCATGTTTGTGGAAGTATTTTATTAGGCCAAAGTACAACGGCATATAATACTTCTTCTGATTATCGTTTAAAAGAAAATGTAGTTCCAATATCTGATGGAATAACAAGATTAAAAACTTTAAAACCATACAGATTTAATTGGATTGAAGAAAAAGGTCAACCAAAAGTTGATGGATTTTTTGCACATGAAGTAACTGCTGTACCAGAAGCTGTTAAAGGAACTAAAGATGCTGTTGAGACTACATATTATGATGCAAGTGATACTCTTCCTGAAGGTAAATCAATCGGTGATGTAAAGGATGAAGCTTCTCCTGTCTATCAACAAATAGATCAAAGTAAACTTGTTCCTTTACTTACGGCTGCATTACAAGAAGCTGTTGCTAAAATTGAAGTATTAGAAACAAAAGTCGCTGCACTGGAGGCTGCATAAATGAGTGCCAAAATAAAACTAAACGCAGCATCAGGTGGTGGGTCTTTCAGCTTACAAGCACCATCATCATCTAGTAATAATAGAGTTTTTACGCTACCAGACTCAGCAGATGCAACAATTTTAACTAGCACTACAACTGTAGGAAAAGTCCTTCAAGTTGTTTCCTCAGTAAAAACAGATACAGCATCAGCAAGTGTTTCTAGAACTTCCGACTGGGTCGGTCATGGACTTTCTGTTGCTATAACACCTTCTTCAGCATCAAATAAAATTTTAATTACTGGGCAAATGATGGTTTCAAATGTAAACTCTAATGACGCTTGTGTAAATTTAGTTCTTTATAGAGCTGGAAGTGCATTAACTGCTGCTACTGGTGATGCTGGAAGTGGTCAAAAAAGAGTAACTTCTGCTGTTGAAGTAGATTACGATTATGGACTAAGTCCTCTTGTATTTCAATATTTAGATACTGCTGGTGGTACATCTTCAATTACTTATCAGCCAGCACTAAATACTCATCATTCAAGTGGTTATACAGTGTATTTAAATAGAACATATGATGACACAGCCGATGAATCTTATCTAAGAGGAATCTCAGTAATCACAGCAATGGAGATTTCAGCATAATGAGTTTAGATCACGAAGCTATTTATAAAGCATATCCATCTGTTGTTTCAATAAATGATACAGATTCAAAAATTTTAGACGCTTCTGGTAATACTGTTTCTGTAGAGCAATCAAAAATTGACGCTGCACGAACCACACTAGACGCTGAAGCTGCTGCTGTTAAGTACAAAACCGATAGAACAACTAATGGTTCTACAACCTATGCTTCTTTTGGAGATCAACTTGATATGTTGTATAAGGATATTGTTGCGGGTAAACTAGATACAACTGGAACGTGGGCTACCCACATCAAAGCGGTTAAAGACGCTAACCCAAAACCTAGTTAATT